CTATACTAATAACGCCACAGTTTTTTGCGGGTTAAGTGGAGGAGTCTACAGCACACACACATGTACCAGGGCGGTTATAAACTTAACGGCTACAGGTCATGGCAATACATCTAAAGCTTATTCACAATGGTCTAATCACACAGACAATGTGTTTACTATCACACAAAATGGCGATAATAATTACGGCTATTTAGACTTAGATAAAAACGACAACACTGCAATTTTAACGCAAAACGGTAATTCAAATACGGGCATAGTGTTGATGGCAGGAGATGATAATACTTACACAATAAGTCAAACAGGAAACTCTAAGTACGCTAAAATGTACGCTTTTGGAGATGACGCAGACTCCACCATTACACAATCAGGATCAGGAGCGCACAATGCGTACATCTATAACTATAACTATGCTGACAACAATTCTTCTACTATCACACAATCTGGCAGTGGCGACCATGATGCAGATATCTTCTGGTACTCTGATGCAGACAATGGCGTAGCTTCTATAACGCAATCAGGTTCAGGAGACCATACAGCTAGATTAAATTTTTATAGAGATAACTACAACGTAGGAGTCACGCAATCAGGAGCAAACGACAAATCTTTTACAGCAACCTACAACTGCGTATCTAATTGCACTAAGACCTTAACAATCACACAGTATGACTAAGTATTTAATACCATTAGCTTTATTGGTATTACTTGGCTTGCCTTTAATCTACGAATCTACCCCTACTGAAGTATTAAAACTTAAAACCTTTGATGCTTTAATACCAGAGCAACAACCTTCTGGATATTTTACTGTACTAAATATAACTGAAGATGATATAACTAGAGAAGGTGGCTACCCATTGCCAAGACAAAGACTCGCTGAGATAAACGCGCAGTTAAAAAAAAAGGGAGCATTGGGAATTGGATGGGTAGTTGCCTATCCTCAACCTGATAGATTTGGAGGTGATGAAACGTTCAAACAATCTTTGCAAGATATACCGTCTGTACTTGCTATGTTTGAAGGAGACAACGCTCAATATCCCAACACCACCGGGACAGTCATTTTGGGAGAAGATATAGGTGGAATAAAAGTTACAGGAGTAATACAAAATATAGATCTGTTTAGAGAAACGTCACAGCAAGGTATTGCAGTAGCTCGGACTGAGGTTGATTCACTTGTAAGACGCTTACCTTTGTTACTACGCACACCTGATGGTTGGGTCCCGGCTTACGGAACTGAAGTCTTAAAGATCCTGGTTGGTGCAGATACCTACGTTATAAAAACAAATGATAATGGTCTTGAAGAAATACGAGTAAAAGGCTTGCCACCAGTACCAGTAGACAGCTTAGGTCGTAAGTGGATAAGTTTTGTGAATACTCCTCATACTGATCTTATAGACATGGATGTTCAGGATAAGTTTGTATTCATAGGATACACAGCTAAAGGCATCATGCCACAGTTGGCTACGCCTGTTGGTTTACTTGAACCTCATATGATACAAGCGGCCTTAGCTGAAAGCATATTAATAGAAGGCAGTCCTTATGTTCCAGATTACGCCATAGCAGTTGAGGTAGGTCTATGGATTACTACCGTACTTGCAGCTTACGTTTTATTAACTGTCTTAGGAGTTACTTCTGGATTATTAATGTTCAGCTTTTTGTTTTTATCTACTGCTTATTATGGGTATTGGACTATTCAACAAGGCGTATTGATAGATGTAACATGGACTTTGATATCACAGTTTATAACAGGGGCAGTGGCTTTCTACCTTAGATTTAGAGAACAGTACAAACTAAGACAACAAATTAAAGCACAATTCGGTAAGTATCTTGACCCACGCATGGTTAAAAAACTACAGGACAACCCTGAGTTATGCCAAGTAAACGGCAAGAGAGTTGATTGTTCTATTATCTTTACAGATCTTCGAGGCTTTACAAGCCTATCAGAATCAGTAGAACCAGAAATGGTTACTTATATAATGAATGCTGTATTAGATGTACAAGTACAAGCTGTAAACCAATTTTCAGGCGTTACTGACAAGTTTATTGGCGATGCCGGGATGTTCCACTTCAACACAATTATTCCACAACCAGACCACCATCAATTAGCTTGTGACGCAGCCAAGCAAATAGAACAAAACATTATTAAATTGAACCAACGTTTTAAAGAAGAAGGCATACCTGAAATAGCTATAGGTATAGGTGTTAATAGTGGCGTGTGTATTGCTGGTAACTTTGGAGCTACTGATAGATTTGCATTTAGTCTTATTGGTGATCCATGCAACGTAGCAGCAAGATTAGAATCAAGTACGAAGATAGCGGGTGTTGGAGTATTAATAGGCGAAGAAACTGCAAAAAATGTTGATTTTAAGCTACAATTATTAGAACCAATAGAGGTAAAGGGAAAAGCTAAACCGTTACAGGTTTATACGTGGGCATAAAAAATGAGTAAAGTTTTGATAGGTGTAATACTGGTTATGGGAATAACAGGCTATTTTCTTTGGAGTGAAAATTCAAGATTGTCTGCCTTAAATCAAGCCTTTGAATTAAGAGATCAAGAACAAAAGTTAGCAATAGAAAGTTTGCAAAATGATTTTAAATTACAAACAGAAGGATTACTAGAAATACAAAGCAAGAATCAAGAAATTGAAATTGAAATGTCCAGGTATTTAGATATTTTTAAAAGGCACGACTTAACAAAATTAGCAGCAGCAAAACCCGGTTTATTAGAACCTAGAGTAAATAAAGGAACAAAAAATGTATTTAACAGCATTGAAGAAGATAGTAGGAATATTGATAGTCTTGACGATGGCTTGCAGTTGCAGTCTGTTTCCAAGTAAACAAAGTGTAGAAATAGTTACTAAGCCTTTAGAAAGGCAGATTGCGCAACCAATCATGCCCAGAGAAATAGATTTAAAAGAACCTTATTGGTACGTTGTTTCAGATAAAAACATAGAAGAATTTTTAGTAAGAATAGAAAAAGAACACGGACAAGTAGTATTTTTTGCTATGTCTGTACCTGATTATGAATTAATGTCTTATAACATGCAGGAATTAAAGAGATATATAAATGAACTTAAACAAGTTGTTGTGTATTATAAAAAAGTTACTACTTATAAAACAGAAGATAAAAAAGAATAAGATGCAAATATCGCAAGAAGGTTTGTCGCTAATAAAAAAATACGAAGGCTGTGAGTTAGAAGCATATCTTTGCCCGGCTAATGTATGGACTATAGGTTATGGACACATTAAAGATGTTAAAGAAGGTGACCAAATAACCAAAGAAGAAGCTGAGTATATGCTACAAGAAGAAATGATTGAGTATGAAGGCTATGTTAATGACATGGTAGATGTGGAATTAAACCAAAGCCAATACGATTCTTTGTGCGCCTGGGTATATAACTTAGGACCTACAAACTTTCAGAGCTCTACGTTATTAAAGGTTTTAAATGAAGGAAAATATAAAGAAATACCACAACAAATAAAAAGATGGAACAAAGCTGGTGGTAAAGTCTTAGATGGTTTAATACGCAGAAGAAAAGCAGAGGCTTTATTATTTGAAGGAAAAGAATGGCTTTAACTAAACTAATACTCAATCCCGGCATTAATAAAGAGTCTACTGACCTTGTGGATAAGGGAGGATGGGTTGATGGTAATTTAATTAGATTCAGAAAAGGGTTGCCAGAAAAAATTGGTGGTTGGAGTAAATCAACAACTGAAAACTATGAAGGAACAGGTCGTGCATTAACTGCATGGGTTGCTCTTGATGGCACAAGGTACTTAGGTTTAGGTACTACTTATAAATATTATGTTACAACTGGCGATGTTCTTAATGATGTAACTCCAATCCGTGTAACAACTGGCAATAATGAAATATCTTTTGCTGCAACCAATGGGTCTTCTACTTTAGTAGTAACAGATACCGCGCATGGTGCTGCTGTAAATGACTTTGTTACTTACAGTGGATGTGCAACATTAGGAGGTTTAATAACCGCAGCAGTTTTAAATCAAGAATATCAAATTATTGGAATTACATCAGCAAATGTTTATACAATAACTGCTAAAGATACTAGTGGAGATACCGTTACGGCCAACGCTAGTGATAGTGGCAACGGTCAAGGCACTACTGTTGGTGCATATCAAATTAATGTAGGCTTAGATGTATACGTACAATCAACTGGTTGGGGAGCAGGAACTTGGGGTGCTGGAACTTTTGGATCATCAAGTGCAATATCCGAAACAGGACAATTAAGACTTTGGTCTCATGATGCTTTTGGTGAAGATTTAATTATTAATCCTAGGGCTGGTAGCATATATTATTGGGATGAATCATCGGGTACAAATGCCAGAGCAGTAGACATTACAACTTTATCTGGAGCAAATTTATCTCCGACAAAAGGTCTTCAAACTATTGTTAGTGATGTTGACCGTCATGTTATTGTTTTAGGAGCTGATCCTATATCTGGTAGTGCCAGGACAGGAAGCCTTGATCCATTATTAATAGCATTTTCTTCTCAAGAAAGTGTTACAGATTGGGAACCAACTTCTACAAACACAGCAGGATCGTTAAGACTTTCATCAGGATCTCAAATTGTTGGTGGGTTAAGAGCAAGACAAGAAATACTTATATGGACTGACACAGCTTTATACAGCATGCAATTTGTAGGTGCTCCGTTTACTTTTGGAGTTAATTTAATTAACGAAAACGTTGGTCTTATATCTCCGAATGGATTTGTTAATGCACCTGATGCTGTGTATTGGATGGCTAGAGATGGCTTTTATACATACACCGGTTCAGTACAAAGATTGCAGTGTTCTGTTTTAAATTACGTTCTTGATGATTTTAATTCAAGTCAATCATTTAAAGTTACAGCATTTACAAACAAAGAGTTTAATGAGGCGGGTTGGTTTTATCCATCTTCTTCTAGCACAGAAATAGACAGATACGTTGCATATAATTATTTAGAAAAGGTATGGAGTATTGGAGAACTTTCAAGAACAGCATGGCTAGACGATGGTATATTTCAAAAGCCTAGAGCAACTGGCAAAGACAGTTCTGTTAATTATATTTATACACACGAAGATAGTGATGACGCAGATGGATCTCCAATGGATAATGTTTTTATTGAGTCTGGTGATATTGATATTAATGATGGAGAAAAGTTTGGTTTTGTAAGAAAAATTATTCCAGATGTTAAATTTTTTGGTACTAATTCTACTGGTGGACAAATAAATTTTGTTTTAAAGACAAGAAATTTTCCCGGAGATACTTTAACTACTAACTCTACCAACGATGTAACTAGTAGCACACAACAAAATTACGTAAGGGCTAGATCTAGACAAATGGTGTTTAGAGTGCAGTCTGATGATGATGCATCAACAGGGTTAAGAACTGGGTTTAAATGGAGACTTGGAGCAAATAGACTTGAGATAAGGCCTGATGGTAAAAGGTAATGGCAAAACTTCTTAACACCAGGTTGCCATTAGCATTAACAGATGTAGATACTAATACATTTAATCGTCTAGTCAGAGTGCTAGAAATTAACTTAGGAGAGTATGATACAAGCGCAACTCCTCAATTTAATGATTCAGAGATTACCACTTTAGCTTTTAATGCAGGTGATGTAATATGGAATACGTCTATCGGTGTATTGCAAGTGTATACTGGCAACCGATGGATACAGTTACATACTCCTGTGAGTCCACAGGGTTATGAGCTGCAGTCATCGGTAGGTTCTGTTACTGTTAAAATAGCAGGAGATACCACAATAAATCTTGGTTCTAGTAATGAATATTGGGACATAGAAAAATGGTACACATAAATAATATAATTTAATAATGAAAAATTTATCACAAGGAAACAAAGGAATAAAAGCTTTAGCTAAAGAGAATCCAGCCCTTGTTGAAAATAGATTTGGTTATGATGTACCTAGTTTTTTTAGAGGAGGAAATATTAGTATTCCTCGCATTGGAAATATTGATAGATTAATAGAACGTAATCTAGCTAATTTATCAGACGATCCAAATTTTAATTATGCAAGAGATGTATTGGGAATAAATATTGCAGAAGAAGATCAAATAGCATTAAGTCCAGAAGAAATAGAAGCAAAACTAGCTGCATCTAGATTAGCAAGGGGCTATGGATCAAGTGGTGGAATGGGAACAGGCAGAAGTAATTATACAAGTACAACACCAGGCGCGCCTATATCTATTGATGCAAGAGATGAGACTCCAGATGCTTACAGATTTTATCCTAGTGAGGTTTCAAAACTTTATTCACAAATGAAAGGCGTTCCTTTCTCGCCATTAGTAGCGCCTCCTAAAGAAGCTACTTACATAGACAGCATGAAACCTAGAAAAATAAAAAGTCAGTTGTATGCTAAAGATGGTACTTACGTTAATGCTAAAGATGGTTTTCCAGAAAGAGAAGAATTAGTGACAGGACCAGGTGGTGAAAAAGGAGATAAAATACCTGCTATGTTAAGTGACGGTGAGTTTATCTTTAACTCAGCTGCCGTTAGAGGCATGGGAATCATGGCCGGTGCAAGCCCAGATGATGAATACGAACAAAGATTAATGGGTGCTCGTAAGATGTATGAATTCCAAAAAGAAGCTGAAGAAATGGCTAAGAGGTATAAATAATGGGAATATTTAGTAGTAAAACAAAAGTAGCTCCACCCGCTGATGTTATAACCACTCCTCAAACTGGTTATTCTTTTGTTTCTCCATACATGGAGGACTACTCCAGAAGACTATTAGGATCTTATTTTGGTTCACCCGGAGAATACGAAGGTTTAATATCTCAACCCAGAGACATACCCATTGAACAAACGGCTGGACTTACGCCATTACAAATACAAGCTCGTCAACAAGCAGGAAACCTTGGTGGATTCAATCAATACTTAGATCAAGCCGGTGGGCTTTTTGGTAAACAAGAAGCTAATTTAGATGCTTCTATGGGTTATTTACCACAGGCTGAAGCTGGCATCCAAGAAGGCATGGGCTTTCAAAGGGAAGGATCTGATTTAACAAGAGGTGCTGGAAGGTTCTCAGACGCAGCAGAAAAAATGATAGGCACGGGTGCAGGCACTGTAGCCGGTGGATTAGGATCATTACAAAGAGCTGAACAATTTGCAGGTATGGCTTCTCCTGAGTTTGGTGAGTCTGAAGGAATAGTAAGGGGTGCTGGATTTGATCCAAGTAGAGCAGAGGCTGGATTAGGTATGGCTGCAATGACAGGAGCCGGAGCAACAAGAGGCTTTGATCCTAGAAGTTCATCTGCTTTTTATGATCCTTACGAAGATCAAGTAGTACAACAAACACTACAAGATATTAATAGAGCTTCAGCTCAACAAGACATAGGCTTACGTGATAGTGCTATATCTGCTGGTGCGTTTGGTGGATCAAGAGGAAGAATAACTCAAGAAGAATTAGCAAGACAAACAGGAAGAGGTGCAGCAGAAGCTATTGGTGGTTTAAGAAGCCAAGGATTTGGTAGAGCACAAGGACAAGCACAACAGGCATTTGAAGCACAACAAGGAAGACAAGCACAACAAGCAGGATTATTAAGCGGCATTGCAGGACAGCTTGGCAATCTATCTTCACAAAGATCATCAACAGAATTACAAAGAGCAGGCCAACTTGGTCAGTTCCAAGGTCAAGGTGCAGATGCAACAGCTAGACAGTCACAATTATTCTCAGGTCTAGGTGGACAGCAAGCTGCTATAGGCGGCCAACAAGCAGCATTGGGCAGTCAGATAGCTGGTCTAGGACAACAACAAGTACAAAGAGGTCAAGCACTGGGTGGATTTGGATCTAGCATTGGAGCCGGTGGGCAAGCATTAGGTGGCCTGGGATCATTACAAGCCGGGTTAGGACAACAATACGGCCAGATAGGTCAAGGCATTGCCGGACTAGGACAACAAGGACAAGGTCAGTTAGGTACTCAAATAGGTATGTTGAATCAACTTGGTCAACAAGGTCAAGCGACTCAACAAGCAGGACTGTCAAGACAGTTTGCTGGAGCACAACAACTTGCAGGCGAGCCAATGCAAAGATTAATGCAAGGTCAACAGTTACTGGCTGGATCACCAATGGGTGGTATCTCTGGTGGTACTGGTACAAGTGCTTATCAACGTGGTACGTCTCAAGTACCAAGCACTGCTTCTCAAGTTTTAGGAGCTGTGGGATCTTTCTTTAGTGGATCTGATGTTGAATTAAAGGATAACATTAAGAAAGTTGGTGAACTAGAACCTGGAGTTGGTTGGTACACATGGGATTGGAACGACAAAGGTAAAGCCATTGGTGTAGATGCAGAGCCAACAGAAGGCGTACTGGCTCAAGAGTTACTAGAAGTTAAACCAGATGCAGTAATAGTTAAAGATGGTTACTACGCTGTAGATTATTCTAAGGTGCTGTAATGAGTATTACGTCAGGACTAACTCCAAGAAGATACGCTAATGGTGGAGAGACGAACTCAGGGATTTTAGACAGGATCAGCTTAAGAAAAACAGCAGAAGGTTCAGGATGGAACGCAAGAGACTTTACTGATATTATATTTGATCCTACTGACCCTGTTGATTATTTTGTTCTTGGTCTGATGGCTTTTCCACCCGCTGGTATAGCAGCTAAACTTATTCAAGCAGGAATTAAAGGAAACAAATTAAGAACGACATTAAAAAAAGTAGAAGCGGCTAAAGGGTTAACGCTTGGTCCAACTAGATCGAGTATTACAGGTAAAGCAGGGCAAATGGCGCTAAGAAATGAATTAGCTGATTTGGTAACTACCAACAATAGAGGCATTGAAAACATCGGTCCTATTGAACTTTATAGCGATGAAGCTAAAGATCAAATTAGAGAAGATCCTTCCATAACTAAAAAGGGTGGAATAGGTGAGTATGTTGAAATGGGACCAGATATAAAAGATATTTATAATGCTGTACGAGATCCAGAAACAAGGGAATATATGATTGATGATATGAAATCTGGTATAAAAAACTTTTTTTCTGACGATGTTCCTGAAGATGCATTAGATCAAGCAACAGAAGATCTTGATGTTGCAAATGCAGAAGAAAAAGAACTTACTAAAAAAGAAAAAACCATTAAAGGAATTGGTTCATTTTTAGAATCATTTGGAGATTCACAAAGCGAATATTCAAGCACTCCCGGATTTATGATTAAAGGAAGCGGTATATCCACTCCAGAGATTACAAGATACCAAGGCGGTGGCATAGCTAACATAGACCCAAAGGTAGTGGACGAAGTAAAG